CCTTTAAATGTAGTATTTGCCATATTATTATCCTCCTAGTTACATTGACATAGTCTTTAGGCCGTCGACTATACTCGTCTATGCCAATTTATTTGTATAGTGCTAATAATATATAGAAGTTTTTAAAGAAGTGCAAGGTATCCTTGCAAGCGGAAACCACTTTTTAATAAGTCAGAGCCTATTTATCCAGCGTATAGATGAATCTCTAAATCTTTGCTGTTTTTGTAAGCTTCTGCTTCTTGCGCTTTTAAGATAGATCTAATTACCTTTTTAATCTCATCCCCTAGCGCTGACATTTCTATTGTTACTTTACCTTCGTTTTCAAGAAACATTTCGTTCCATCTAGACTCGAGTTGTATCTTCTTTGCGAAGAGTAACATTTTGTCGTTTGCCATTTTCAACCTCCTCATAGGTTATATAAAACCCACTTCCATTAGCAGTACCGCTAAATTTTAATGGATTCGGCTCCCATTCTATAACATTTTTTCCCAGATAGTCAATGATTTCTTTATGGACCTGGGCCATAGTAATCATACTACTATCAGTTTCTATATAGAATTTTGTCTGAAGTTCTTTAATAAAAATTTTAATAAGGTAGGTGCTCTTCATCACATCTTTCTTTAACATTTTATGATGGGCGGGTCAACCCCGCCCATCGAATATCAGGATTACGCTCCTGGTGATCCAAAGATACCTCTAGGATCAGAGAAACCAAATGAGTATCTCTCTCTAGCTTTGTATCTTACGTTACCAGTATCGAAGTCACCTTCCATTTTAGTATTGATAGGTGATCTCACGAAATGCTTCAATCCGTTTGGTACATCAGTTTTAATGAAAAACGCATCAGTATCAGTTAGGAAGTTGTTAACCACATAACCTTGTGGAATCATTCCCATGTTATTGATTGCGTTGATATCATTATCAGCTGTACCAACTCTGCCTTGAGATTTCATTAATCTTTCCGCAGTGAATTGTAGTTCACTTGGGATAATTAATTTTAATCCTCTAGCAGCGATCTTTAAGCCTCTTTCATCAGTGAAAGCCGCAATATCAATTAACGACTGCTCTAATGAAGTCTCGTTTAAGTCAGCAGAAGTTGCTAACTCGTTCGAGAATGTACCAGCGATTGTTGGGTGGTCAGTAGCACAAAGCTCTTTACCATCACCGCCAGCGAAGCTTGAATCGAACGCATTGTTTAACACATTCGCTGCTTTAACTTGTTTTGTATTTGCCATAGATCTTGCAAGAGCTTTTGTGTATCTGCTTGCTAATCTATCATACAAGTTATCTTCAATAGCTTCCTCAGTGATTGAGAACGCTAATGCGATTGTGTCGTGAGTGTATCTCGAAGTGAAAGTCTCTTGAGCAGAGTCGTACGATACGCCTTGCCCTTCGCCTTTTACTTGAGCGTTACCGAAACCAGATAACATTACTTCCTCTTCGAAAGCTCTGTCTGAATTTTCTGTATCGAAAATTTCAGTGTGCTGGTTTTCGTATCTCTTATACTCCAGGCCAAATAGTGCATTTAAACCTGGCTCTAGTTCTTTAACTAGTTGTGATCTACTTATAGCCATAATTTATATCCTCCTATTATATGCCTGTAGCCAATGATCCAACAGTGTATTGGTGTAAATTCACCTTTACAACCACTGAACAATTAGCTGCTGTTTGATCTTGGTTTTCTACATCTTCAGCAATTCTAACCATTCTCAATTGCTTCGCTGTAGTAGCTGCAGTTGAGATGCCTAGTTGAACTGTAGATTTACCGTTTGCTGTACTTCCAGCTGCAGCAGTTGTAGCATAAGTTAATCCAATTTTAGATTTTCTTAATGCTAAAGTTGCGCCGAGAGTAGCATCAGTTGCAATGATGTATTCCTGAAAAGGATCATCATTTACAAATGCAGTGATGTCTTCGCTATTTGCTGGAGTGATTCCACCTGCGTAGTAGTTCGCAAAAGTTGGTTTTTTAGTCGTAGCGTCATTGTAAAACACTCCGTTTAATACACCAACCATAGAAGTACCTGCAGCTGCAGTCACAATGTATCCACCAGTAGTTTCTGAAATATCAACTTTTACTGGCTCTCCGTTGTAAATAGCACTAGCATCGCCCGCATCGATTTCGTATTTAGACTGACCAGAGATAGCTGGAGTATTTCCAACTCTCATAGCAGCGACTAAACCGAAACCTTGTGTGTTTGAGTTTGCCATAGTTTTTTTCTCCTATAAAGGTTTTTAATTAATCGATGATCTAGAAATATCTAAAAGATTACTTCTTCGTACCACCGAAGGTTACACGAGTCTGTCTATCACTATTGATAGGCATACTTGGATGCTGTTCCTTCATGAGATCGTTATCGAGTGCTTCGTTTCTGTCTTGAGTTTGCTTTTTAAAATAAGCTTCTCTAGACTTCGCAATCTCTTCGGGTATCCTAGCCAGCAATAGGCCGCCAACCCCAATGACTCCTGCATATTTGCCTTCTTTAACAGTTGGATAATCAGTTTCAGGATATTGATCTGCTCTTACGAGTTCCCATCCCGATCTGATCTTGCCTGACATGTTTTTCGTATCGTCGAAACCCATGCTTTCAGCTCTTATCCATCTGTGTCTAAATCCGTTAGGCGCAGGTGGTGCATCTAGTGATGACGGGGGAGTCCAAGTTTGAGGACGTGTGTCCTTTGCTCTTGTCTGACTCGCACGAGAAGCTTTTATATTATTATCTTTTTCCATACGCTTATGCCTCCTTCGTGGTTAATTGTTTTGCGTACTCTTCGAGTGGCACACCTAATCTTTTAGCTATTGCTACTTGTGACGGCGTGAGTTTCACAGTTCTTTTGCGTCCTGTTGTGCTCGGACGATTAGCGGAAGCTACAGTTTGAGCAGGTCTTGCTCTTTCTGTAGAATTGCCCTGAACTTTATCAAATTTATGCGGGAATTCAAGTCTTATTCTTTTATCAATCTCCGTATAATATTCATCTGAACTAGGGTCAAAACCTTCCTCTTCAGTCAGCTTTTTATGTAAATCAAAAGCTGTGTAAGTCATGGCAGAATCACTACCAAACCAAGTATTTTTAGAAGCCCAAGATTCAGCTTTAGCGTCTGTTGGAACGTCATCAGGAAGTTCTTTACCTTGGTAGGTATTTACAGTTCTCTGAGGATTAATGTTTACTTCTCTTTCTTGTTTTGGTTCTTCTTCTGCTTTAGCTTTTAAACTCTGAAGTCTAGCTTCATCCATTGTCAAACTTGCAATCTGTTGTTGTGCTGTAATTTGCCCATCAACATCTTGATTTTCAATAGCAGTTTTAAGAGCTTGTCTTGCAGCAGTTAAACTATTTTTAACTCTGTTTTCAAACTCAGAAACATACGACTTATCAAGTTTTGTTAACCTGCCTTCGTATTCTTCTCTTCTTTTTTTCTCAACTTGAGCAAAAGCAATAGCTTCTTCTCTTTGCCTTTCGGCTTCTCGCATTTTACGAGTTAATTTAGCAATACGTTTTTGAACGCCTTCGCTATATTTTTCTAACTCGTTTTGTTTATCATCCTTTTTTTCTTCTGAACTTGCTTGAACATTAGACTGCTCATCAAGTTTCTCAGATGAATCATTGGATTGACTATTGTCTTCAACGACTTCGAGTTTTTCATTCTCTTGCTCCTTTGCTTGTTGATTATTTTCGTCTAGATTAATTTCGGCTCCTTCTTCTTCGCCGACATCAACCATAGGTTCGTTTTTTTCTTCTGGCATAGTGCTCTCCTATGTTTAAATGTGATGAAGGATTGATTCGGGATTTTTAATCGTCCCTAATACTTCATCATCGTTTAGTATTCGCACTTCTCCACCTTCTATTGGTAGTCTTGATCCAGCATATCTGGCAAAGATCACCCAATCTCCTTTTTTGCACCAAGGACCGGTTGCAAATTTTTCTTTGTCTGCATATGCAAGTGGTCCAACTTTAATCACATAACCACAATTCACTGCGATTCTAAGTTTGTCTAAAGTTTCTTGTGCAATTAAAATTCCGCCTTTGGTTTTATCTTTTGGTGTAAAAGGTAAAACTAAAAGCCTATAACCAGACGGATCTGGTAACTCATGTGTAATTGAATCCACATTGGTTTCATCAATTTGTTTTTTTTCTTTTTCTGAATTTTCTTTTTCTGATTCGTATTTATCTAATAAAGCTGACTTAGTCTTCGGTACTTCGTTCGCCGAATTTAACGACGTTTGTTGTGTCTCGTTGCTCATCTTTTTGCTCCTTATTTTCTAGCAGGTTAGAGATATCCTGAATAGTTATTTGTATTGCTTGCGCTTGTCCCAACAAGTATCTGTATTTTTCCATATTGTCAACACCTCCACTAATCATAGTGTCTCCAATATTTTGAAGTCTATTATTTAGAGTTCTTTGAAGTTTATAAATTATAGTTTCTAAATCTAGCATTTCCACCTTTTTCTAGCCTGGCGAAGTCTAGAATTAGGATCTGCTGCTGCTTTTGGAAATTGTTTCATTTGCCCTGCACTTCTTGCACAGTACGACTTACGTCGATTTGCAGCTTTTGATCCTGGTTTGACTTTTCCAGTGACCGCTGTTTTTAATTTAGATCCAGGGTTTTCACGTCTGTATCTTGCAACTCCAGCTTTGGTCATACCTGCGCCGGACTTTGTTGATCTAAAATATTTTTTAGTTTTTGGTGGCTGTTTGTCTCTTGTTCGTGCCATTATTTCTTTTTACCTTTTTTTGCAAAAGTTGCAACGTTCTTTGGTTTAGGGCCAGTGTTCGACGCGGCACGTTTTCATTTGACTGCAGAAGCCTTCTGTCCAG